CCAAACATAATGGAACATTTGAAAAACAAGTTCAATGGATACTATACCAAATATGGTGCTGAAGGGGTAATGAACAGATTTTATGTTGAATTAGATATCAAGAATCAAAGAATTTTAGAAGATTGGATATTACATAATTATAGCGGATAATAAAAATAAAATAATTAACTATGAAAACAACAGATAACAAACAAAGACTTTTCGAAGTCTTGGGTAAAATAGACCCAACATTTAAACCAAGTGCACAACTTCTTACCGAATGGAACTTTGATAAGAAAAAAGGTGAAAACAAAGAAGAAGATAAAGACGAAGATGAAAAAGACAGCAAGAAAAAATTCAACTTCGAAAAAAAAGAAGATAAAGAATCCAAAAAACATGAGGAAGCTGAAACTCCTGAAGAAGAAAAAGAAGAACATGAAGATAAAAAAGAATTAAAAGAAGCCGATGCACCTGCAGCAAAAAAAATACCTGTTAATGCAATAGCTAAAGTTGGTAAATAAGATAGAATTATTCTAAATAACATTATTTTGTGAATTTTTTTACGAAAAGATTTGTATTTATGAAAAATTGATTATCTTTGCAAAGATATTTAAAACAAATTATGATTTAAAACGATGAAAAATTTATTCGACATATTGGTAGCAGTCCTCATGGTGGATGTCCTATTATGGGCAGCCGAAGAGGATGATCTATGCGTAGTCGGGTAATACTTTGAATATTACAACCTCCTTTCTTATAAAAAAGAAACCCGACTACCCTAAATTTAGTCGGGTTTTTTGTTTTTAGTGGTTGTAGGTTCTTTGACATGTTGGAATTTTGGTGCTGGGGTCTGCTTGGTGTGGACGCATGACTGTCACTCATGATATCAGGAGGGTTCGATTCCCTTCAGCACCGCCATTCTCAACCGAAAGCAAGTAGGTTACTGGTGAATACGAGTTCGATGCTCGCTACCGATTCGAGTCGAATCAGTCGGTGCTCGGCAGCAAAAAACAGTTTGGAGAAAATGGTGCGTTGTGCTCACTTGGCGTGAGAACTTGGCTGTCACCCATGTAAAATTAGGGGTTCGAACCCCCTACGCACCGCCAATTACCATTATTTTACTGTTATAACGGTAAAAATGCAAAAAATTTAAATGAAAGTATCGTTTACTTCACTTTTTTTATTACATTTACTGTTTTAACGGTAAAAAATAAGAATTAATTCAAAAACAAGAATTTATTTAAAATAAAGTGCATTATTTTGCACTTTTAATGACAATTAAAGTATTTAATTATATGGATAAAAATATTATATATGGGTTAAAAGACCCAAGAACCGATGAATATAAGTATGTTGGTAAATCAATAAATGGAATTGAAAGAGCAAACTCACATTTAACACATTCCCATAATCCATTAGTTGGAGAATGGATTAATGAACTAAAAATGAATAATTATGTTCCACTTGTTGTTGTTTTGGAAAATGTTTCTGATTGGACACAATTAGTTGATAAAGAAAAATATTGGGTTGGAAAATTAACTGGCGAAGAACATGATTTACTTAATGTTTTAATCACCGATTCATATAATGATACATTGAACAACTATAATGATAAATTGAAACAACAAATATTGGATAGAGAAAAACTGTTAAATGAAAAATTAAATAAATCTTTAATGCAATTTGGTGGTGAATCAAATATTGGTGATTTAATAAAAAGAAGACGTAAAACTCTAAAAGTAACACAACAACAACTTGCTGAAGTTTCAGGGGTTGGTTTGCGAACAATAAAATTAATTGAATTAAATAAATCAAACACAACTGTTAATACATTAATGAAAATATTTGATACGTTAGGTTATGAACTTTTCATTAATTTAAAAACAAAATAATGCAAAAACGCTGCGTTATACAAGCGACTAAAGTAGGCAGACCTTCAATCTGTCATCGAAAGATTTCGTGGGTTTGAATCCCACACGCAGTACCAATTGAATTGATGTCTTTTACATATATATGTGTGAAAGAAAAAATGCCGTTACAGGGATAGGCATATCGTTGATGGCGGTATTATTCATCAATTCAAGACGCTCGATTCTTCTAATGGTAAGGAAAGCTGACTCTCAATCAGTTAATTGCAGTTCGATTCTGCAATCGAGTACAAAATGGGATGCTCGGTTCGTATAAGGGTTAGTACCTAAGACCTTCAATCTTAGTATACGGGTTCGAATCCCGTACCGAGTACTAAAAATGGGGCATAAAAACCCCAGAAGTTAAGTAAATGGGAAAAATATACCCCATACTACAAAAATGTAGTATATTATCAACAAAAATGCCAGTTATGATGATAATATACAACAAATGCACTTTTAGCTCAGTCTGGTTCAGAGCGCAACCCTTACAAGGTTGAGGCGAATAGTTCACGGGGGTTCGAATCCCTCAAAGTGCACAATATGCTCCTTTAACTCAGTTGGTAGTAGTATCTGTCTTACATACAGAATGTCGCTGGTTCGAGTCCAGCAGGGAGCACAAAGAAGGTCCGCACACAGGGGCGGACCTTAAATATAGGCAAAATAACCGATATAATGCATTTATCGGTTATAGAGACGATAAAGAGTATTTATGGTGTGTAGAATGCATAAACAATATTTATTGATTGAAACGTCCATATGTTGTAATTGGTAGCCAAGCCAGTCCAAGAAGCTGGTGTCGTAAGACGTGTCGGTTCGACTCCGACTATGGACACAAAAAGTTTTTTAGCATATACGTATGTATTTATGTACAAATATATATGCTAATGAGAAATTCATACACTAAAGAACAATTGGAAACCGTAGTCATTTCGAGTACAACATGGGCAGATGTGTGTAGAAAATTAGGTGTACGACCAATGACTGGTTCACAGTCTCATGTAAAGAAAAGAGCAATTGATTTTAATATTCCATTTACTCATTTTGTGGGTAATGCTTATAATAAGGGTAGAACGTTTGATAAGAAAGATGCACTTGAATATTGTTTTAATGGTAGTACTGTTAGTTCACATAGACTGAAGAATTATTTAATGCGTGATGGATATAAGGAAAAATGTTGCGAGATATGTAAAAATGACAAATGGATGGGAGAAGAAATTCCATTAGAACTTGACCATATAGACGGTAATCATTTTAATAATGAATTCAAGAATCTTCAGATAATATGTCCTAATTGCCATGCAATGAAGACAACAATTGATAGACAAACAAAATGCGGATGTGCTGGAACTGGTTAGACAACTTAGACTTAGAATCTAAGGTCGCAAGACGTGGGGGTTCGAGTCCCTTCATCCGTACAGTAATGGCTGTTATAGTTTTGACCGTGGGTTCTATAATGAAAATTTAAAGACTGATGGTGACACTCTGAGAGAAGAGAACATGGGGATGTAGTCGAATGGTTAAGAGACAACAGGTTCAGACCCTGAAATTTGTGGGTTCGACTCCCACCATCCTCACATAAGTCTTTAATGAAAAAAAACAGTGTTGAAGGGCAGTAAGAGTGGTAAATGCGAGTCCTAAGAACCACCACCGTTTCATTAAAGCAAATGGGGTCGTAGCTTAATTGGCTGAAGCACCTGCCTTGCACGCAGGATACTGAGGGTTCGAGTCCCTTCGACTCCACGATGTTGTGGTGAAATCGGTAGACACACCACTTTAATTGGTGGCGCATAAGTAGTATGGGTTTACTAACTACAAGTTAAATACCATAATGCCTATCACTAAATATGAGAGAAGTTACCCGAAAGGATATTGTATCAAATGTTTGAAATAGAAAAGCGTATGCTGAGTATAGATAGGGGAGAAAGGCTTGCGTGCAGGTTCGAATCCTGTCAACATCAGACGGGGCAGTGGTGACAATGGTTAACACGATAGGTTTGCAACCTTTAGATACGGGTTCGATTCCCGTCTGCTCCACAAAACTTGACATACCCCCAAACTGGCGGTTGTAATACCCATGAAATGGCATGGAGTCAAGTTCATTTGCCCCGTTGACGTAATCGGCAACCGTATCAGTCTTAAAAGCTGAGTTTCACAGTTCGAATCTGTGACGGGGTACAAAGGTGAATGCTGTTACTTATTTGCAGTAGTAACACCACCTGTGCCGAATAACTTGTAGAGAGGAAAGTAGTACTTTTCAATACTTTGTGGATTGCAAATATACATTGGTTGAGTTATTAAAAAGGCACACACGGGCGTAAGAGTAATTCTCTGTAAGTCGGGTTGATCACCGAAGTAGGTTAAAATCCTACTACGTTCACCACGGGGTCGTGGCTCAATTGGCTAAAGCATCTGCCTTGCACGCAGAGGACTGTGGGTTCGAGTCCCACCGACTCCACAAACAAAGGTCCGCAAATATTTGCGGACCTTTACTTGGGGCATTCGCTTAGTTGGCTAAAGCATCTGTTTTGCAAGCAGAAGATCGTGGGTTCAACTCCCACATGCTCCACACAATCCATAATAATAAGGCAAGTAACAAATCTTGTATTCGTGGGAACAACATGTCCGTGCGTGCGCAGGGATAAATTGGTTGATGCTCCAATCGTGCCCACGAAGGGTTGCACTTGTAGGTGTATTCCGTAATGGCGAAATTGGTTATGTCATCCATGTAACAAGGGTTGGAATGTTAGAGGTTCGAGTCCTTTCATCTACACAAACAACGGATTTAACATAGTGGCAAGTGTTGCACCTTAAGTCCTGCGTGGCTGGTAACGGTGGTTCGATTCCATCAATCTGTTGTTAAAATACGCAAGTTGCCGAGTGGTTAAAGGCACGGGTCTCCAAAACCCGCAGAGAAATCTTTCGTGGGTCCAAATCCTACCTTGCGTGCAAATTAAAATGCGCCTGTCGTCTAATGGCTAAGACAACGGCTTCCAAACCCGTGAATAAGGTTTCGATTACTTTCAGGCGTGCTAAAAATCAGATAATTATGAAAACGCAAAAAGCAATGTGCATCCTAAGAGGATGCTTACCAGAGAGGAAAAAAGACGTAGAAGACATAGTGATGAATTCAACAGAATTTTCACATTTTTCTTAAAGTCTTATCGCTACAAAATACTTGATTTTTCAGGTGTTGAAGTGAAAACAAATATGGACATTAATGAAGACGATGGTAAAGTCTGTTTCAAAAATTTTGACAACGGTGAATACAAAAGCATGAATTCAATGCCAACCAGACATCCAAACATATTGAAGGGTGTAATTGTCGGAAAAAAATCATGGGGTTTACATGTAAAGATGTGGTCTGAAGGTATCTCCGAAGGTACATTTACCAAAAGAGAAATCTTACAACAATTTATAGATCATAAGATTGAAATACCAGAGCCATTTCTAATTGATCTTGATAACACAATATTAAAGAAATTTCGAATGAAGCAATAGTAAAAATCGCAGGTATGTACTGCAGGTTGGCGTTCTATCCAAAAGAACTAAAAGCACAATTACCACTGAGGGCAGTTAATTCTGTACCCAAGAGCAATATCAGTTAGCTGCATACTATTGCTTCAGAAACTTAGAAATTTTGTAACCTTTTCAATTTTTTAACGTATAATAGGTATTTAATTAAAACTATTATTATGAAAAAAATATTAATATTACTTTTACTGTTTGTGTCTTTGACAGCATTCTCACAGAAACAACGTGAAGAATATTATCAAAAATTAGCTGCCGAGCATTTACATGGAAGAACTGAAGTGGTGTTGGATGACAGAACTCGTGCAGATATTGTAACAGATACATTTGCAATTGAAGTTGATTTCGCACAGAAATGGGCAGAAAGTATTGGACAATCATTACATTATGCACATCGCCTTCATAAAAAAGCAGGTGTAGTATTAATTGCTGATGGAAGAAAAGATGATAGATTCATTCAAATAATAATGCCAGATGCAATTGAACTTGGTATTACTGTTTGGGTCATATTTACAAATGATGATAGCTGGGGAAAGGTTGAACCAGTCAAAGAAAAAGACGGTACTTTAAAATTTGTTTATTAAATCGTTGCATATTTCAAAATAAAAAACTAATTTTGACACCTTATGTTAATTATAAGTAAGAAAAAGGATTATTATGATGGTGTTGTTGGCACTATGGGTGTTGACAAAACCATTGTTTACAATCGTGATACGGTTGAGATTGAAAACAACTTATTACCAAAGCCATTTAAAATATCAAAAGGTTATTGGGGTTTAAATCACCGTGAAAATCCTTTTCATGAACTGATTTATCATAGCATAAAAAAAGATTGTAAGTATGTTTGTGACGAATACGCTCATTTTATTATAGGATTCTGTGGAAAACTTTATATCGGCTGGAAACTTTATACTGAAATCGATACAACCACACATGCGATAAGCACCGAAATAACATATGATGCTGAATTCATGAAAAAAATCTTAGAAGAAAAAAGCTGGCATGGTCATTTGAGTGATAGCATTGAATATGTTTTAACTTTTGATGCATTACCAATTTTCAGATTTTTGAAAGTACCTGTTTTTATTTATGATGAAGATTACGGCAGAACAACATTTGACAAAAGACGTAGTGTTTATAACAGTCATAAACCAAAATTCTTTCTTAATCCACTTTTAAAGGATTATGAATTCTACAAAGTGTTCGATACTTTTCAGGCATTTCAGGAAGTATCGATGTTTATGGGCGGAGTACTTGGTGCAAATGAAAAGGAAATAACAGTGGTTGCTGACAAATACAAGATTACCCAACATGGGTTTGATAAGTTTAGTTTCAGAAAAGATAAAGAAGTAAAGAAATGAAAGTAAAAATTGGTGATAAAATTGTAGATGCTGAAAATGAACCAATTATGTTGATTTTTAGTAATGCGGAAGAAAGAATAGTAGTTGCAAATCATTTAAAAAACATGCCAGATGATAATCTCAAGTATTGTATGTTTAATGAATCTACTGCAAGCCGAGAAGAAGTAAAAGAATTCATGAAGATATGAAAGAAAATAACGATGAACCGCTTGGTCTGATGGAACAAATCAGACAGGCAGAAGCAAATAAACCATCCGTAAGAATTGAAAAAGAGTTTAAAAGAATGGATGAAGCAAGTAGAAAACCAAAAGTTATGACAATATATGGTGGATTTGAATTTATCGAAAAGTTAAGAAAAGCATTACCAAAAAAATATTTTAAATAAAATGTCAGATTCAAGTTATTATGGTTACGGTACTCCTTTTGACAGCAAAGATCAAGAAGTGCAAAGAATAAAAAAATTGAACGAAGAACGTGAAAAATTAAAAATTCTTATGGGTTCATGTTCACGCACAATATACGATGCATATCAACCACCATATACTTGTGCAAACATAAATAAAGATGTGTGTATGCCTTCGTCTGTTTGTGGTTCGGTATCACCAAATTCTCGTTCACAAAAAGAAACAATATTCGATCAGTTGGCGAAAGAAAATAAAAAATTAACACAAGAAAAAATCAAATTGAATCTTATAATATTGGAACTACAAAAAGAGAATTACAATCTTACACAAGACAAGAATAAATACAAAGCGTTTGCAGAAGCAGAGAAAGGTAAGGTCTGGAAAGATTTAAATAAAAGTATTAGGAGTATTTATCAAAAAATAGTTGACTGGTTTAACAGTTAAGTTCTTTAAAAACAATGGGGGTGCTTTGGTTTTGACAGCATGGCAGACTGGTATAGTAAGCAAGTCATAGTTGAATCAGACTATGTAAAAAAGGTTCAAAACAACAAATGCAGAAGACATAATGTCTATTCCAACTTCTCTCACGAGAGGTAACGCAGTATTCGCAAGAAACGCTGAACTTGCAATCGCAGCTTAAGGAAACAAAAAATCGGCAAAGAACCTTCCCGCTTGAGGAAGCAAAAGACAAGACAGGTTGTTGATGTTCTGTAAACATCAGATATTTCGCCTGATTAGAAAAACAGGATAAACTTGTAGAAAACGTATTGCTCGCATGTTTGGACACGGGTTCGAATCCCGTCACTTCCACAAATACTTTCCCCACTTCCACAGTATTTATAATAAAATATTGTGGAAGATGGAAAAACAAAAAAGAAAAATGGGCACAGTTATTTGTGCAAACTGCGGTACTTCATTTGAAAAAGCCGTAAGTGAAATAAAAAGAACTGAAGCAAAAGGTAGGAAACATTATTGTTCTCAAAACTGTCTTGGAGAAGCAAATACTAAAAATTTAGGTGCATGGTTAGGTAAGGGAGATATTTCTCAATTTAAAGGTAAAACACAAAAAGATAAATATAGTGGTTTCAGAGAATTTATTAATAGAGCAAAACGAAGAAATAAATTAGGTGATCTAACTTTGGATGATCTGAAAGAACAGTGGGAGAAACAAAAGGGTATATGTCCATACACTGGCATACCACTTAAGTTACCTGAAGCAAGAAAAAGACAACTAATGTTTGAAATGGCATCACTTGACAGAATAGATTCAAACAAATTTTATGAAAAAAATAACGTGGTTTTTGTAAGTACACCAATTAATTTCATGAAAAATTCGATGACTGAAGAAGAAACAGTTGCATATTGCAAAAAAATTGCGTTATTTTGGAACAATAAATAATTACAAGCATGGGACTGAACTATAAAGCAATGAAAGAGAAGGCTAAAAAATTTGCCGAATCTGATGAAGGTAAAAAGTTTCTTGCTGATTGGTTTGCCAGAGAAGATCAGAAGAAAAAATTGGCAGAAAAACGTTATATGCGTTTTGAAGAATGGTTGAAAAATAATGACTTTGAAGCACTGATGTACAGGTTAATTCTGGAACATGGTGAAAAATGGCGAGAAAAATGTTGGCACAAAGGTTATGAGCCATATCCAAACAACAAACTATCGTTTCTTATTGACTATATAAGTCACAATTACGAACCAATAAGTGTTCCACAGCTTGAAAACATGTTTGGTACAACTATTTGGTTTTTTAAAGGATATTATTTCAGATTAATGTACGGACAGGGAACTGTGTTCGATTTATATAATGGTAGTGATTTTAAACATCTTTTAAGTGCATGACAACTTACAATAAATTGGTTAGAGATAAAATTCTCAAAATCATTAAAAAGTCAGGTTCTGGTTATAAATATCATATAGCAAAAGACGATACTGAATTTCTTCTCAAACTTTATGAAAAACTTGAAGAAGAAATACAAGAATTCAAAGAAAAGCCAAGCATAGATGAATTTGCAGATATAATGGAAGTACTTGAAGCACTTGCTAAGTTTCACGACTTTCATCTGGACAAGATCAAAGAAGTAAAAGCAAACAAAAAATATAATCGTGGTAGTTTCGATAACAGAATAATACTTGAAGAATCATGAAAAATTTAACCAAAGTAAAAACAAATACGTTAAACGTAAAAAAGTAAAAGTCAAGAAACAAAGCAGAGTTGCTATGTTGGATGATGATAATGACATACCTGTTGTAAGAAACAGCGAATCGATTTCTTCATACGAAAACAGAACTGGACATGGTTTCTGGGGTAATCCTTCAAGTGGATATGTTTACGATAAAGATAATAGGTAATAATGGCGTTGTGGTGGAATTGGTAGACACGCTGGACTTAAAATCCAGTGGGCAGTAATGTCCGTGTGGGTTCGACTCCCATCATCGCTACTATTTATAAAAAATGAAAATCATGAAAAAATTTAAAAATGAAATTAAAAATTTTTGGAATTCAATATCTAAGAAAGATAAAACTTATTTTAGTATAACAACAATATTAACAATAATTGTTATTATTATTTTTAATTATTTGTCCATAATAAAAAATAATAATTTATTTTCAGTTACGTTATTTATTTTATATTTTCCAATACAAAATATTTTTTTATATATTGGAAAATACATAAATAATCGGGACGAATTAAAATTAATACATTTTTATTCAAAAAACATTATTGATATTTATGAACATTGCATAAAGCCAATAATTGATAAAAACCCAAATTTAATTAAATATGAAACAATTATAATTAATTCAATAGACGCAATGAATTTAAAAGAATATTTATTAGTAATAAAAAAAGATTTGAATCAAATTAATAATAGTGATTTATTTTCATTTGAAGAAAAAAGATGTATGTATATATTAAATGCACGCATAGATGAATTTTTAGAAAAAAGCAATATTCCTGATATGAAAGAAGGGGAAGTATATATAGGTGAACCATTTGAAATAAATTGGAGAAGCATACAATGGTTTATTAGTATTCCCGATTTACTGTATAAAAAAACAATAATAAATAATGTATGTTTTTTTGATACATATAAAAAATATAATTTTGAAGACTTAAAATAAAATTATGATAACAACTTATTTTCAATCAATACCAGCAATCTACACGCCAATCATAATACAAATTGGCTGTCAATACAATTTTTCAAAAATGATTATGTGTAGCGGTGGTTTTTTAGTTTATTATATGCCATGAAAATACCAATTGATATTCTTTACGAAGAATGTATAAAAGCAGTTAGAAAAGAAATTCGAAAGGATTGCTATCAGGAAGCAAAAGAGATTATTAAATTAGCTTCGGATGAAGATCGTAAAGAATTTCTTAAATATTTCAAAGAAGACAAAGGCAATATTTGTTGTTTAGTTCTTGATAGAATAAAACGTAATCTAATTGCTGCAGGAAAACTTGAAGCAAATGATAATGATAATTTCGGTAAACCACTTATGTTATGAGTATATTGTTTAGAAATTGGCTGGAAGAAGGATATTATGAAGAAGATTCTTGGGGTAATCTAACACGAATAGAAGACCCTGACAGAATTTTTCAGGCACAAAAAGAAGGAACACTATATCATAATGATGGTATGGCAACCACTCAAGTATATTTGGGTGATAAACTTGATTTAAATGGCGAAAGTGATTAAAGGCAAAAAGCCAATACCACAAGAAGATGATTGTCATTGTGGCAAACCTCTTCGAGTAAATGACCCAGCAAGAAAGAAAATTATTAGGGTTGTAAAGAAAAAATAATGAATAATTTTAACCCCAAACATTATTTAGTTGATAATAACTTAAAGAATGTTTATTCTTATGTTTTAGGCTTATATCTTGGTGATGGATATATTATTAAAACTAAAAGAACATATAGATTAAGAATTTATAATACTGTTGAATACGATAATCTTAATGGTTATATTATTAATAACTTACAGAAAATATTCATAAAAAATAAAGTTAATTACGTTAATTTTAAATCATATTTGTCAATATATGTTTATTCTAATAAATTACCCATATTGTTTCCCCAATATGGGAGTGGAAAAAAACAGGACAGAAAAATAGAACTTTTAGATTGGCAGAAAGAAATCATTAATTATAAATATTTATTTGCGGGATTAATGCACTCAGATGGAAGTATTTATTTTGACAGAAAATATAAGATGTGTGATTTTACAAACTATTCTGAAGATATTTTAAATATTTATAAATTATGTTTAGAGAATTTAAATCTAAATTACACCACATCAAAACATAGAATTTTTATTCGAAATAGACCAAACATGTTATGGATTGATGAAAATATTGGAGATAAAAATAAAATAATGCTCGTGTGATGAAATGGTAGACGTGATAGTTTCAAAAACTATTGTCAGAAATGGCGTGTCGGTTCGACTCCGACCATGAGCACAAATTGAAAAATTATTAGTATTTATTTAAAACTGTAAAGTATGAAAAGAAATTGGCATTTTTTCTTGTAACGCTCTAATGCGTATACAAGATTATGGGAAATAAAGAAATCACTCAGACAACCACAAATCGTGGCGAATTTAATCGTGCATACAAAGATTATCTTGCGCACAAAAGTAGAAAAAGCATTAGCTGTTCTTATTGTAAATATCATCGTAATGAAAATGGTGCAGGTAGAAAATATTACAATGGACACTACAGAACTAATGGTCATCTTAAAATGACCTATCCTAACTGGAAATTGGTTTCAAAAAATCCTAAACAGTGGATGGAAAAACCAATGAAAATAAATGTCAGAACCACTAATAACGGAGAATTCTTTGATATTGTGTTCTGACACAATATTGCGACTTGGTATAATGGTTAGAACGTCTCTCTCATAAGGAGCAGATACCAGTTCGATTCTGGTAGTCGCAACAAAAAAATCTGTCGAATTCGACAGGTTTAAATTTCCAACATGTTATTTCTTTTTGGTAAACCATTTCCAGCCACCAATTGCTGCTGATGCAAACAACCAAAGTCCTAACAGAACTTCTGCACCTACTACACCGTCTTTGCCATAGATAATTGAATATGCTATAAAGATTATAAGGTAATTTAATACAATCATCCAATTTTTAATAAACCATGCTTTAACTGCAGGTATGGCAACGGTTGTTACCCATGTCCAAATTTTTTTCCAAAGTGCTTTTAATTTTTCTATCATTTTTATGTGTTTTTAATTAAAATTTTTAATATTGATTTTCTTCATCAAAAAAAGTTACTGTACATATTTTAGTTTTAAAATCAAAATCCAACGTGTCAACATAAAGCGTTTTACCCAAACGTAAATTAGCTTCTGTTACTTTAAATTTCCAAGGAAATTCAGCAATATTTTTATCGTTTTCTTGTTCAACTTCATCAGACTGTTTATTAAGTAACACAACCTTATATGTACCATCAACGCCATCAATTTCAACAAAGAAATTTTCAACGCCAAAATCATTTAACCAAAAACCAATATGCCAATTAATGAAAAGATCGCTTTCATTAACATCAACATCAAAGTCGTTTGAAAATGATTCGAAATTATAAAATGAAGAATTTTTTATTTCCTGACGAAACTTAAAGTTGTCATCCTGTAATACAAATGATTCATTAAGAAAGTTGCCAATTTCTTCACGAATAATATTATTTATTTTCATTAAACGTCTAATTTTCTATAAATACTCTATGATATCTTAAAATTTTTTTATATGTTTGCGTTCTAATGTTATAATATGTTGGGAACACCAAAGCAAAAGTATACTTCAGCAAAAACATCTATAAAACAAGTACCAGCAGGATTTAAAATAGTTGAAAAATATTTCGGTTGGCAAGCAAACACAATTAATCTGGATATTGGTGGGGGAAAATATGACTTGATGACTGAAAAATTATTAGAAAAAAATGTAACTAATTTGATCTTTGACCCGTATAATAGAAGTTTGAAGCACAACATTAGGGTTATATATAAAATTGCTAAGAACGATGTTGATACTGCAACTATTTTTAATGTGTTAAATGTAATCATGGAACATGAAATCCAGTTAAATGTATTAAAGCTGGCGAAATCTGCACTTAAAATTGGCGGTCATGTGTTTATCAGGTCAACATATAAGAATCCTGTAAAGGTCTCTGGAGTGACAAAATCAGGCACATTTCAACATTATTTAACTCAAAAGGAATATTTGAAAATAGTTAAAGAAATTTTTCCAAATGCAAAATTAGAATACGGCATAATATATGCAACAAAATGAAAGAAAAAAACGGCTTATTAATTAATGAAAATTACTGGCGTAATATGTCGCCAATGGAATTAGAAAATTTTGCTCAGAAAATTTTTATACACTACAGAGAAAATGGTTTTCCTTATTATCCAACAGATATTGAAATAAGACAAAAAGATTTTGAGCAGTTAATGAATTATGATTTCAAAGCGTTATTTGAAAATAATATAATAAAGCAATCGATGCATGGTCTTGGACTTGCATGGTCATATTTTCCACACTCATTCAATGTCAGGTCAAATGATAAAATGACTCCATATGAAGCATTTATGGATGATGAAATTTTCATAAAAGTCATCAAAAAACGTTTACAGATGGGTACATATATATCAGACTCTGGCATAAGAAAGATGTTGAAAATATTTACGGGCGTACAGGGAGTATCGAATTTCAGACCAACAGCAGCAGCATGCATTTATAATACGTTTGCTAAAGACGGTGTAGTTTGGGATATGTCAGGTGGTTGGGGTGGAAGATTGCTGGGGGCAATTGCTGGTGGGGTTCAGAACTATATTACGACTGAACCTTCAGAGTTAACACATAAAGGCTTGACAGAAATGGCTTATTGTTTTTGTCCCAAAGGCATGGATTACATGATCTTGAAAATGGGAAGTGAAGTATTTAGACCAGACAAGAACAGCTTAGATTTGTGTTTCACATCACCGCCATATTTTGATCTTGAAAAATATAGTGAAGAACCTTCACAGAGCTATATCAAATTTAATACGAAAGATACATGGGTTGAAGGATTTTTGAGACCAACATTTAAAAATTCTTATTATGGATTAAAACAAGGTGGATATATGTTGATTAATATTGCTGATGTAAAAGGCAAACACAATGTTAATTTGGAATGGGAAACTATTATAACTGCAGAAAGTATTGGTTTTACACATGAAAACACGCTTCAATTAGCACTTTCAAATGTAAATTTGCGTGATAAAGGAAAGAAGTTTAAGTATGAACCTATTTATGTATTTAAGAAATGAAAATGTTAGAAAAAATTGATTGGAAGGTTCTCTGCACATATGTAGAAAATAGCCTCATTATTGCAAACAAACATCCAGAATTGGATATTTGGATACTTAATTATTCTCCAAAAGTTCAGTCAAAAAAGTTCTGGGATGAATATACCTTATCTTGTCGTGGATTGGTAATTGATGCTGAAGGTAACATCTTAGCTCGTCCATTCGAAAAGTTCATGAATTACGAAGAATATGACCCATCAGAAATTGACTGGTCAAAGGACTTTGATGTATTCGAAAAAATGGATGGTTCATTGATTATTATATTTTATTATGAACCAAGAATGAAATGGATAATAGCTTCCAGAGGGTCATTTATTTCTGAACAAGCACTTGAAGCACAAAAAATGATTACAGTTACAGATTATGGCAAACTGGATATTGAATACACATATCTATTTGAAGCAATTTATCCAGAAAACCGAATCGTTGTTAATTATGGTAATAGAAGAGAACTTGTGTTACTTACCAAAATTAATACAAATACTGGTGCTGAAATAAATAACGATGAATTGGTTAACAAGTATTCAAAGTATTTTACAGTTGTGAAGAAATTTCAACTTAAATCATTTGATGAATTAAAACAATTAATAAAAAATGGTGAAGATAATAGTGAAGGTTTTGTTATTAGATTCTCTGATGGCTTAAGATTAAAAATGAAATTTGCTGAATACTGCAGATTGCATGCAATATTAACAAATGTTTCTAATTTAACTGTTTGGGAACATTTGATGAATAATTATGATTTTGATGCATTATATGACAGAGTTCCAGATGAATTTTACAACTGGCTAAAAAGAACAATAAAAGCAATACAGTCAGATTTCAATGAGATCGAAAGAAAAGCATTGAAAGAATTCATTAGAATTTACTATGTAAATGGAATTACTGTTCGTAAGGATTTCGCAATGGAAGCGATAAAAACAGAATACCAGTCAATATTATTTAAATTGTACGACAAAAGATCATATGATGAAATCATTTGGAAATTAGTGCGACCAGTTTACAGTAAGCCGTTTCGAGACGGTTTTGAATATAGCATATAAAAGCGAAGGTAACTTCGCTTTTTTTTATGTATTTATAGTAAAAAATTAAATCAAATGAAAAAAGATAATAAAGAAAGACTTTTCGAAGTCATGAAAAAGGTTAATCCAGAACTTCTAATTAAAGAAAGTTACATGCAAGAAGCACCAATAAATCAAAATGATGATCAAATCGGAAATTATATTCTAAATGCTTTAAATACTGGATTTTATAATAATTTATCAAAATCTGATAATACATCACAATACGATAGAAAGGAAATTTATACATTTAATGTTGGTAAAAACATTAGACTTGAATATATTGATCAACAAGGTGTTGGAATTTTTGTGGATAATCAATTAAAAAAAATTGATAGCAATTTAGCTGTTAAAATTTATAATGTGTTAAAAACATTGGCGTAATCGTGAAAAACCTTGTAGATATAATAAAAGAAGAACTACAGCAATTCGATTGGGGTAAAGATCAGGTTGCAGATCAACCTGTAAAACCAAATCAAATTGTTTATCATATTTCCGAACCACGAAATAGAGAAAGCATCGCTCAAAATGGTTTACAAGTCAGGGTTGGAGATAGTTATTCTGATTGGACTGGTGGTCAGGGGGCAAAAAATCCTATTCCAGCAATATTTGCAACGGATAAAGACTTAGAAAGTGTTAAAGGAGTATCAAATTTTTCTGGTGATGTCTGGGCAATTGATACTACCAAAATACCTAATAAATGGTTCATTGACAAGCACTTTGAGGGTTGGGGATTTCATAACTCAAACATTGTAACATTTGAGAATATACCAAGGCAAGCATTATCATTAGCTTATCATCCAATGTCAATGGCGCAACAATTTCGATAATAACATGAAAGATATCATTCATATAATAAGAGAAGAATATAATCACATTAATTATTTAAAGTGGAAACGACAAAACGTAACACTAAGGGGTGTACGTGGTAATGTTGGTACACCTAATAGTGAAGATGGAGAAGGAAACTTCTTAACTGCTTTTGGTGATGTATTGGGTAGAGGATTATATACTGCAGCTTTAAGCAATAAAGGAATGGCAAAATCATACGGTAAACTTTATTATGTTGTAAATGCTATACCAAAACACCCAATGCTTTTCAATACATTAAATGATTGGCAAATCTGGTTTGGCAATACCCTTGTGGGCGATTATGCAAAACAACACGGTGCTAATTATCCAGATAAACGAATTTTCAACGCTGGAACAACCATTGAAAAAGAAATGCTGAAGCGTGGTTATGATGGAATTATAATAAGAGGAAGAGAAATGGTTAATTTTACGCCACCAGATAACGTACTGTATTTCAGCACTGAACAAGAACTAATGAATTATTATGAAATCGTAATTGAAAATAATGTATAAAATAAATGTAATTTTATTTGGAAATGTCGTATTTATAAAATACATTTGTCATCTGAATTATTAAGAAACAAATAAAGAATAAAGCAATGAGAACATTTGGTACATATTATTACGGTAAAAAATCTTATAAGAAACAGCCTATAGGAATCGGGAATACTATGACCAAAGGTAAAATATAACTTTCGTACTTTTTTTCATAATTAAGACTAACCCGATTCGCAAGATCGGGTTTTTTGTTTTGCATAAAAACGTATATTGTTGCATAAAAACTCTTAGAATATGAAAAACAGGTATAAAAAGGCATATTTCATGAAAAACGTTTATTACCCGTGAAAAACGTTTAAAAAACAATGTTCTTTGTGAAAAACGAGTATTTGGGGTTGCGCTAACGTTGGAGAGTTAGGCTTGTCCGTAAAACAAGTGCCATCGGCTGAAAGGGTTCGATTCCCTTCTGCCCCACAAAATTACGCTTGTAACTTAGTTGGTAGAGTATCTGGCTTTTACCCAGAGAGTCGGGGGTTCGAATCCCTCCGGGCGTACTAAGGTAGAGTTTAGGTATTTTCTGTATCCATATTAACCGAAATATCCATAATTTGTACCCGTAGTTTAACTGGTAAAACCCCACTCTTTTAAAGTGCGAGACTGTGGATTCGAGTTCCACCGGGTACACTAAATTAATTTGAACTATTTTTAAATTGTTAGTATTTATCTTAAAATAGTTCAAATTATGAGTAAATGTAAATATTGTAAAATTAAAGAAGCTGTTAAATATAGCAAATATAGTAGCGGTGAATTCTGTTCAAAAAAATGTGCTAATGGATTTAGTACTAAAGCAAAAAGAAATGAGATTAATGAAGCGGTAAGTAAAAAATTATCAGGACGAACAAGAGTAGTTCATACATATTCTGATGAAAGATGGAAAGAAATTCAAGATAAAAGAAATACCTATTATAAGGAAAGATTATTAAATGCTGATTACAATACCTTGGGTGAAGATACAATAAAAAAAAGAGTAATATTAGAACAAGACGGAAAATGTAATAGGTGCAAATTATCTGAATGGCTTGGAGAAAAATTAACACTTGAAGTAGAACATATTGATGGTAATCATTCAAATAATGAAAGAAAGAATCTCGAAGCGTTATGTCCAAATTGTCATTCATTAACATCAACATGGAGAGGAAGAAATAAAGGTAATAATATCAATCGTGGAAGAGTTAAAGATGATGAATTATTTAAAGTATTATTAGAAAATAATTTCAACATGAGACAATCATTAATTATTGTCGGTTTAGCAGCAAAAGGCGGTAATTATGGAAGATGCCATAGATTAAAAAGAGAATACGAAGAAATATGTAAAAATACCTCTGTAGCTCAGTTGGTAGAGTAGGTGTCTCTTAAACATCGGGTCATGGGTTCGAAACCCATCAGGGGTACTAAACTTACAAAATTTATTTTTTGTAAGTTTTTTATTTCAATTACTTATAATTTTTATTTAGTCTAAATAAAAATAATGCTTGCATTTTTAATTAAAAGATGTTATATTTACTGAAAATAATTTTATGCTTAAGTTTATGAAAAATGGCAGATAAGAAAAAGAAAAAAGTAACGACCACAACAGTTACTACCGTTGTCACTGAAGAAACTAACGTTCCAGTCAACGAGAAAACTCACATCGTTTGTATCCTTGACCGTAGTGGTTCAATGGGTAGCATTATTTCCGCATCAATTAGCGGGTTCAACGAATTCCTTGGAAAACAAAAGGCATTGCCAGATAAGGCAACCATAACAGTTGCATTATTTGACGATCAGTATGACATACTCTACGATAACGTAGATATCAAAAGCGCAGAACTACTTACCAATAAGGTTTGGGTCCCACGTGGCATGACAGCATTGTATGATGCTATCGGTAAAACAATTAACACCGAAAGAGTAAAACTCGATAAACTTGGTGATGAAGCACCTTCAAAAGTATTGGTTTGTATTGTGACTGATGGTCTCGAAAATGCCAGTGAAGAATATAAACTCGATAATATAAAAAAATTAATTAAAGATTGTGAAAATGATGATTGGAATTTCATATATCTGGCAGCAAATCAAAATGCTTTTGAAGTCGGTACATCATTTGGTGTAAGTGCAGGTAATACTTATACATATACTGCAACTGCTGATGGCGTATCAAATATGTCAATGACATTAAATAATGCCAGCACATCATATAGAGGAATGTGTTCATCTTCTACTGATTTTAAAAAGAGATCAAAATCATTATTGGATGATAATAATGAAGATAATTTAAATGATAATATTACATCAAATACTAATAATACTTCTAATGTAATATCATAAAAGTTTTTTGTTTTTGTATTTATTTCTGTTTTTTTAAAGGATGCATTTTCGCATCCTTTTTTTCTATTAAATAACTCAATATTAATTAATTAGAAAAATAAAAAATATTTTCAATAAATGGCTCAAAAAACAAATATCCCTTGTATTTATGAATACTTTTCAATACTTTTGAGAAGATAATTTTTTATAAAAACATAGTGCCTTATGAAAAAAAATCAAAATTTTTATTTAAAACAAAAAATAAAACATTATATGATTAATTATATTGATAATATTGATATTTAACATTATTAATTAATTTATTATCAACAATATACATAAAAATTTAATGAAATTAAATTAAAACATGTGAAAATATGTTATTGGAAATGGCATCTATAATACAATAAGTAAAAAAATAATCAACAATAAATTATGTAAGAATATGATAGTAAAAAAGCAAGACAATACACTGGAAGAATATAATCCAAACATGATTAAAGAAAACATTCAAAAAGTTTCTAAAATTATTGGTGATGATATTAATGAAAATATGATTAATAGTATTATTAGTAATTTATATGTATATGACAATATTGAATCAAAAGAAATTCGCAGACAAGTTGAAAATGCCTTAATGTCGGTTAACAAAAAAATAGCAAAAGCATATATTAATGAATATGGTGCAAAAGAAGAAGTTAAAAGACAATTAAAAAATAAAAGTGACTTTATAAAAAACTATATTAATTCATCAAATGCAGCAACTGGTTCTAAGTATGATGCAAATGCAAATGTAAGTAGTAAAAATATTGTCACAATGGGTCAAGAATTATATAAGGATAATAATATAAAACAAAATCGTTGGATATTATATGATAAAATAAGAACAATATATTCAAAAAAAATTGCCTTAGAATATATTAATGATTTAGAAAGTCATCGCTTATATAAACATGACGAAACAGCAATTCCGGGGATGCCTTATTGTGTTGCCATCACAATGTATCCATTTTTATTTGATGGCTTAACTAAATTGGGTGGTCAATCAATAGCACCAACAGATACCAAGTCATTTTCAGGTGAATTTATTAATTTAGTATATTCAATATCTTCTCAATTTGCAGGTGCTGTGGCTACGCCTGAATATTTAATGTATCTTGATTATTTTATTAGAAAAGATTATGGTAATGATTATATCACAAAACTTAGTGAAATAGCTGATCTATCAGTCAAGAAAAGAACAATTGAGCAAATTATTGAAAATAATTTTCAACAAGTAGTTCATTCAATGAATATGCCAGCAGGAAACAGAGGTTACCAAACAGTATTTTGGAATATTAGTTATTTTGATAAATACTATTTTGAGGGTATTTTTGGAGATTTCGTTTTTCCTGATGGTACAAAACCAATATGGGAGACATTATCTTGGTTACAGAGAAAATTTATGAAATGGTTTAATGCTGAAAGAAATAAATATGTATTAACATTTCCAGTTGAAACAGTAGCTATGTTAAGTGATGATAATGATATAATAGATAAAGAATATGGAGATTTTATTTCAGAAATGTGGAGTGAAGGTCATTCATTTTTCTGCTATTTATCCAATTCACCTGATAGTCTTAGTTCATGCTGTCGATTGAGAAATTCAATATCTGTAAATGAAGATGAAATACATAATCATACAACCCATCAATTTTCAATGGGAACTGCTTCTGTAGCAACTGGTTCAAAATCTGTCATGACAATAAATATAAATCAGATTATTCAAGATGCTGCTAATCGAAAAATTATTGAATTAAAACAAAAAAATTTGGATATTGCAAGTCGAAATGGTGTTAGAGATATAATTCATTTTTTTAAGGAATATAATACTGAAATTAGAGAAGCAATTTTAAAAGAAATAAAAGAAATTACTGAAAGAGTGCATAAATATCAAACAGCATTCAACGAAACAATTAAAGATTTTTTAAAAGCTAAAATGCTTGACGTTTATTCTGCAGGATTTATTGATGCACGAAAACAATATCTAACAATTGGTATTAATGGTTTAACTGACGCTGCTGAATTTTTAGGTATTGAAATAACTAATAATGAAACCTATAAAGAATTTGTAAATGATATATTAGAAACAATTAATAAATGTAATGCTGCTGCAAAAACAAAAGAATTGATGTTTAATACGGAGTTCGTTCCGGGTGAAAATCTTTCAGTCAAAAATTATACGTGGAATAAATCTGATGGCTATTTTGTATCAGATAAGCATGATATGTATAGTTCATATTTTTTTAACCCAGAAGATAAATCATTAACAATTATTGATAAAATGATACTACATGGAAAAGAATATGTTAAATATTTGGATGGTGGTTCTGCGTGTCATTTAAATATTAAAGAACATTTAAAAAAATCGCAATATAGACAATTATTAAAAATAGCAGTAAAAAATGGTACAAATTATTTTACATTTAATTGCAAAAATACTGTCTGTAACGATTGTGGTTATATTAGCAAAGATACTTTTAATTCCTGTCCAAAATGTAATAGTACTAATCTGGATTATTTAACAAGAATTATTGGATACTTAAAAAGAGTATCATCATTTAGTGAGCCAAGACAAAAAGAGGAACATATTAGATATTATAATTTAATGGCATGATAAAATACGAAAACTATGATATTGTATTTATGGAAATCCCAGATAAAGTATCATTGGGCATAAATATCACCAATTGTCAGAATAATTGTATTAATTGTCATTCATCACAATTAAGAAAAAATTTTGGCGATGAATTAACCACAACAATAATTGATAAATTATTGAAAACATATGATGGAATTGATTGTGTTATATTAATGGGAGAAGGTAATGATAAAAAATCTTTATTGGACATTGCTTTATATATTAAAACTAAAGGATTGTTGACCGCTTTATATAGTGGAAGAGATTATATTGAAGAAGATATTTATCAGTATTTTGATTATATTAAAATTGGACGATATGATGAAAAATATGGTGCATTAAATCAAAAAACAACTAATCAAAAATTACTTAAAGTAAATAATGATGTTATTGAGGATATTACATATATGATGTGGAATAATAATATACTATAAAAAACTACCTTAGAACCACCAGAAAGCTTTGATTAGAAAAATAATCATCAATATTTTTTGATATATAAATTTTATTATATACTTTTGAAACTGAAAATTAAATAATTGTAATTAATATTTTATTGTATGAAAAAAAATGTAAAATTCGATGAAAACTATTATCTCATTTCTCAAGAAGCTAATAGTACCGTAACTGTAGAAGTTGCAAAAAAAACAAACCACATTTTCGTGGTAGACGTATCTGGCTCAATGTCATGGGAACTCCCAAAAATTAGAACACAATTGAAAAATAAACTCTCCAATATTATGAAGGAAGGTGATACTATTACTATTGTGTGGTTCTCAGGCAGCAGGGATGCTGGAATCCTCAAAGAAGAAGTTGAAGTAAAATCACTTAAAACTTTATCCGACCTACATGATGCAATTGACAAATGGCTTCGTCCAGTTGGCTTAACTGCATTCTTAAAACCACTTGAACTCGTTAAAGAAGTTATTGGTAGAATCAGAAAGAACAGACCTGACAGTGTGTTCTCAATGATATTTCTTACTGATGGTTGCAACAACAATTGTGAGTGGTCAGAAGTTTTGAAAGTGTTAAAATCTCTTGAATCTGACATAGCTGCTTCAACATTTGTTGAATACGGTTACTATGCTGATTCACGTGCATTAACCCAAATGGCATCAGTTCTTGGTGGAGAAAAAATCAGTTGCGATGGTTTTGATGATTTCGAACCAATGTTTGATGCAAAGATTTCTTCAAGTGTTTACGGTGGCAAGAAAACCGTTGTTGAAATTACCGACAAATATCTTTATGACTTCGCATTCAGCGTTAGTAAAGATGGTAGTGTACTACTTTATAACATTCAGGACAACAAAATTATGGTTGGTAGCGATGTGAAAGAAGTTTACTTCTTCAGTCCTAATGCTGTTGGAACAGCAGATGCTCCTTTGTTTAACAATATTGTTCCACAAGAACAGGTTGCTAAACTTTATGCTGCAGTTTATGTACTTTCAGACAAACTCATGAACGATGATGCAGAGAAAATTTTCTATGCGCTTGGTGACAATCATTATTACAAAATGCTTGTAAACGCATTTGGTAAGCAGAAATTGAACTCATTCAAAGCAGCTATCAAAGAATGTGTTGCTGACGCATCAAAAAGATTTCCTCTTGGTATTGGTGCTATTCAGAAAGTTCCCGATGATGCATATTGCTTAATGAATCTTATTGAAGACTTGGGTAATCTGGAAGGTTGT